CCGTACATATCGGGTCTAACCATCTTCTTGGCGTAGCGAGTCATCACACCCTTGCGAGGTACGAAGTCTTCGGTTCCGAAGATGGTAGGAGTAACCTGGAGAGGCACGTAAGGCGAGTAAACAAATCCACTTTCGAGGAATGAACCACCCTTGCGACCAATCAAAATCACATTACGTGGGAAGTATGGATCAACATACACATCCCATTTCTTGCTAAGCTGACCAGTCTTGACTGCTCCAACGTCGCCCTTGCCATCATCGTGAGTGATGTTAGCACGGAATCCACTGGTGAACTCAAGGATGTTTGCAACTTCAGGTCCGCAAACCAAGAAGTTAGCTCCACCACGAAGAGTCTTACGGTGAATCTGTGCCGATACGTCATTCAACGTTTCAACAAGAGTCTCGTACCACTCAGAAACAGTACCAGTAAAGTCAGCACCGAGAATGCTCTCGTTTGCGCTTGAACTAATAACAGTTCCAGTATCACGGTTCAGGAAACGACCTGGACGACGTGACCAATGGTAGGTACCAGCTGATGCACCCTTAAGAAGATCCTCAAGGATTTCCTGGTCAATTTCAAGACCAATCTGTTCCGAAAGAATGCTCGTAAGCTCAACTTCTGCGTCGAGGTTATGGTATGCATTCAAGTCCTGACCAAGCTCTGGGGTCCATTTTGCCTTAAGCTTCTTGGTCTTAGCAGTAACACTTACTGAGTCAACCTTGATGTCAATCTCGGGAATACCGACATTGTTTTCCAAGCCCCACTCAACAACACCTTCAACCGAACCAAGACCGTTACCAGCTTGGAAGTTGTCATCCATTGCGAACGTAAGAGTCTGCGAACCGGTAACACCAGTAGAAGCAGTCAAAGCAGCAACAGAAAGGGTATCTGAAGTAAAGTACAACAGAACAGCGTCATAAGTAACACCAACGCCTGAACCAGAAGGTTTAGACAAACGGCGAAGCTGATTAACGTTAGCACCAACACCACTTACAGTGACAGTGACAAGATCATTCTTGTTAAGAGGCTGACCGGATGCTTCGATTTCTGCAACAGATGCCGAAACAACAGCGATTGAAGTAGTACCCGAAACCAAGTCTGGATCGTGACGAACCAAAAGGTCAAGAGTGCTATTAGCGCCGTAAATACCAGAATCAACAAGGTTCAAAAGAACAGTTGAAGAACCAGTAGGTGAGCTATAACCGTTGTTCAAGTTGTAGAATGAATCTTCAGCTGAATCTCCGGTCAGAGTAACACCACCAGTAATCTGGCTACCTACAAGACCACCACCGTAAAGTGATTCGTCTGCTTCAGTACCAAGACGTGCTCTATCAGCAGTAAAGTCAAGGAAGAAGATCAGACCCGATGGAAGGCTCATTGGCTGAACAGAGACAAGCTCATTAGCAATAAGCGAACCAAAGACACGACGGACGATTGGGAATGCAACGGCTGCGAAGCCCTCTACATTACCAGCTGCCATTGTGCTAGCTTCACGAAGAAGCTCTTTAGCTTGATTTTCTAGAAGTGAAGCCATTCCTGCTTTATCACGCTCAGAGTCAAGACCCTCAAGCAAGCCGGTTTGTTCCCACTTAGCCATAAGTGCTGCGCCTTCTTTAGCGAGGTCGCGCTGCACAATACCCTCGGTTAATGTTTTCAATACAGACATTTGTTTTTTCTCCTTTGTTTAAATGAATGTGGAATCTATTTGATTCCTGCTAGTTTCTGCATCCTTTCAGCTACGTGATTAGATGCCTTTTCTGGTTTGTTGCGCCTAGCTACAAGTGGTGTACTACGTTTTTCTACTGCTTCTCTCAGTGATTTTGGTTTCCTCTTTTGCCGAGAAGAACCCACTGAGGTAATAAGTGTTTCGTAAATCACTTTTGCCTCGTCAACAGAACCAGCCTTGGAAACAGCTTCGACAATCTTTTTCTTTTGTCGCTCATTCAAGGAGACGCTTTCCAAAATCTGGTTAGTATAAAGCAATCGGGCGTTTTGAAGATTAGTATCTTTCAACTCTTCCGAGAGCCTCCGAAGAAGGGATTTGAGTTTTTTATTCTCTTTTTCCTTCTCCGCTTGTGATGTAAATAGATCCTTCGTTGCGGAACGAACTATTTCCATCAAATTTTCCTTAGTAACAATCATTTTCCCTTCGCGGGCTAGCTCAAGTGGCGTATCATCGCCTGTGTCTAGATCAAAATCTTGTCCTAGTGATTTATGTCGTGGTGCTGGCTTAGAAGGTTTCTGAGCACCTTTATCTTTCATATAATCTCTATGAGCATCCTTGCTAGCAAGTGCCATCATGTCATCTGTCATCTTAGCTTCTTCTACACCACCTGTTGCAGCGCTCAGTGCATCACCCAAGACGCGAGCATAACTTACAATGCTGCGAAGGTCATCGGGGTTTTGCGCGTGTTGCGCGGCTGCTTGAGCAATTTTAGCATCGTAATCAGTAATGCCCTTTTCTGCCAAGGCAGCTTTAATTTCTTCTGCCTGAGCGATAACTTCTCCCATACTACCTTGAATATCGGATTGCATATCTTGAACTGTTTTCTTTTTTCCACCAAACATATTTCCGAAAAGACCTTCTTCAATATCTTCTTTATCTTTGTCTTCTTCTTCCAAAAGTGATGAAAGAATATCTTCATCCAAATCGATGTCTTCTTCGTCTTCCATTGCGCCTGGTTCTGCACCCAATCCCATTTCAGCACCAAGCTCATCACCTGGACCACTAAGGTTGAGACCTTGTGCTAAATCTTCTTGACCCATTGCTGGAGCACCTTCATCAGCAACCATTTGTCGTTCTAGTTCGCCAAAATCAATTTCAATCTCTTCGTCTTCATCTGGACAAGAACACATATTCTCACCATCTTGAATAGCCATCGAAAGACCGCCAGCCACGTCGCCTACTTCTCCTGCGCCCATGTCGGCACCCATATCTGGAGCACCGCCGCCAAGCAGATCGTCAAGACCTTCTTCATCTTCTTGTTCTAGAAGAGCTTTAACAGTTTCTTCAATTTTTGGCTGGGCTGCTTCAAGTACAGCTGCTTGGGCGCTTTTCAATGCAGCCTCTTTCAACGCAGTTGCATCAACTAAAGCTTGTTCTAGCATACTCGACATTTATATTTCTCCATTTAAAAGATGGGTGTTTTACACTCTCTCTAACTAGTGCTTCGAGAGGCGAGAATCCTTTATAACAAAAATGTTATGCGTCAGGAATCCCAAACCAGCGATGGAGTGCATTACCTTGAGTAGTTTTTGCCCATTTTGGGAAGTTAGCTTTTAAGCCGCCTTTCCACCTTACACTATCCCCAAGAGAATAATTTCGATCAAATTCTGCAAGCTGTTCTTCTGTAGCTAAAATAGAAGCAAAATATCTTGTTGGTCCGGTTCGGCGAGGTTCTCTTTTAGGAGTGAGGATAAAGCTTGTAAAAAATCCCTTTTGTACTGCATCTTCAAGTGCTTCTGCTGTAGCTTCCAAAGAACCTGATGTCACATTAACTAAATCTAAACAACAAGTGTGATAATATATTTCTGTTGTACCAGGCGTGCCAGGCTCTACAATAACTGAACCTGAAAAGACGGGCGATACTCCAGATGAACCTGTAACAGTTGATAGTTTCAAATCTGCTCTAAAACGGTGTGGTTGGCGGCGGTTTCTGCGTCGGGCAACTATTGTTGATATATCTCTTGGCATTACAATGCTCCCTTGTCAGTTGAATAAATAATAAATTCTGAAACCAATCCGTTTACCTGTTGAATAGCTGAATAACTACACCCAATGTGAAGCTGATCTAGAGCGTTAGCAACAGGACCACCGACATCAGCAGAATCATCGCCGCTTCCTGCTGACGAAGCAACATAATGAGTCAATATATCTCCACTCTGGATCAATCTTGTAGTCACGTTACGCCCACTAGAATGGTCAATATTTGTTACATTAATTGTCCCATTTGCTCCCTCAGTACTTACTGAGTGTCCTCGATAATATTCGGCACTATCGCCGAAAACTGACATTTGATCTGCTGAAGAGCCACCATCTGACAATGCCCAAGCATAGAAACTGATTTGATTGTTATTATCTGATAGTCTTACAGTCGCTTGAACAGTTATTGGATTTCCGGCAGACGGATCAAGTATGTTGTCATTATTTACAGGAAAACGTAAATGATCTTTCGCTCTTGTCAGTGTTGAACCTGAAACGGTATTTTTAATATACGAAGAAGGTTGATTGTTAGTATTTTCTACTTGTGGCGCTTGAATATAAAGCTCTGAATCTCCACTGAGTTCATTATAGTTAAAAGTACCAAAGCCAGTTGTTGTGCATACTTGTAAGAAGTTACAAATACTATCTCTAGACCATAGGCGATACCAACCATTTCCACACTTCTCAACCCCAACATCATCTGGTTGACCGTTTCCTGTTGCTGTTTCTGTTGCAAACTCAAAAAAGACAGAATAGACGCCCGAGTTTGAAAGATACCTCAAATAGCACCAACCATTATCAGCATCTTCGTGCTCTTTAACATAGCAACTAATGACCGCTGGAGTAGAAGTAATAGATGTATGTGTGACATTATGTTGAGCACTTCCGACAGATGGGGTCAAGATATGAACAGGCTCTCCAACAATAGGACCATTCTCAGTTGAAGAAACGGTTATTGTTGAGGCATTTGCTGTCCAAGCAGCTCCAGTTAGGTCATTTGTTTGATAAAGAAGCTGTGTTCTTTGTGGTTCAGATAGAAATCCTTTTACAACAGAACCTGAAGAGTCAATTTGAGAACCAACCCTCATTGTGTTTGCTGGGACTAAATGGTTTCTCATAAATCCATCTGCATTGACAACAGGTACATATGCTGTTGAAGCTCTAGTAATATTATCTGGCGTTGGTGTGCCAAGAGCAGTTGTTGGATAAACTCCCGTAAGTTTGTGATAGCGCTCTGTTGCTACATCAGCTTGTAAGTGAGTATCCAACCATCCTTGTGGCGATCTCCACATAGCAACGTGTGCAATCTCTGCCTGAGTAGGAATGCCTCCTCCATCTCTAGCGCCGATTGTAAAAGCAGCAGAGTTATCCAAATCTGTAACGCTGGATACCGAAACAGCTGCCGCAGCTACCTTATTAATATAGCCAACCATTGAACCAGATTTATCAACAAAGAATATTGCGTGGTTCCAGACATCTGCAACATATTCATTGTTTGTTAAAACTGATGTTGTTCCATCTGCTAAGGTAAGCTTAATAAAATTTGATTGAATCAAGATTTCCCATCTTGTGTTGGTGCTTACATATTTACCAACTAAAGTTTCAGTTACCCCAGCTGGAGCCTTAAATATTACTTCAAAAACAAGATCATCGTCTCCAAAATCGCCATCTGTGGTGTTAGGAGATTCAAACCAATGAGAACCGTTGAATTGCACTGCTCCTTGTTGATCCAAAAATGGTCCTGTTCTTTTTAGAGTGATATCATTTGATGAACCAGTTAATGGAGAATGCTGATTTGTTGAATCAAACCATCTTGATTCACCTGTTACTTTTGAAGATGACAAGTAAGTTCCTGGTCCGGTGCTTCCCACTTCGTTTTTTTCTATTTGTGTTCCCCAAAGATAAAAATCAATGGTTGAAGCATCTCCAGAAAAAACAAGATCGCCATCGGCTTCAGCTGGGTAGACATAGAATCCTCTAGCTCCAATAACTGGAACCTTTTTAGAAATCCAACACCTGTACCATCCATCTCCAGCATCTTCTATTCCTGAATGGTCTGGAGCTTCACCCTGAATTCCTCCTGTAACACCTGTTGAGACATTGAAATATCTCCCATAATCGTCAGCACCAAAAGTATCGTGAAGCAATATCCAAGCTTTATCACCAGCTTTTGCGTAAACGCTAAAAGTATGTCTGTGTAGATCAAGGTCTGCACTAGCCCAGTTTACAGATTCCAGTATATAATGTGAGTTAGCATCAGCAGATGAAACCATACCATCAGCTAAGGTTCCACCTAAGCCAGCAGGAGCAGCTATAACTCCTCCTGAGACTGTCATCCTAGTTTTTGCCCAATCTGTTCCTGTAAAGTCTTCACTCTCTCTGAAAACATTCTCGTAAGCATCACCACCGCTATAAATGAAACTTGCTGTTACAGTTGTTCCATTAATGGTCAAACTATCTGACAACAGCGAAGGTCCACTATTGTTCATTGGAAGGTAAAATGTAATGAAGTCGGCAGTAGAACCAAGAGCACCACCCAACGTGAATCGCTCTGAGTTGAGCCACGATGGGAAAGAACCTCTCTTTCTTCTTTGATTTATTTGTTTTGACTGTCTATTCGTCATTTAGCTTAACCTCAGTCAGTCAAGCCGCTGCCTGTAAGTGGGAACATCTCGCTCGCTTTGATGTGTGTAAGATCAGCAATGATTTCAAAAGTAGCATTCTCTTGAATAGCTGAGGAACTCAACAAAGAGACGTAAATGTGCTTACTTTTGTGAAACATAGTAATCGACTCTTTACTACCTGAAAGCGTAACGTAATGATGTCCGTCACCAACGCGACCAGCATCACTTAGCGAATTATAATGAACCTTAATACCTACACCACCTGTGGCAGTATTAACAACAGTAATAGCTTTAGAAACATAAGGAAAGTGAAAAAGTTGTTCAGCTTCATTAGTCGAAAACTCGGAAGCCAACAGGGTGCTACCCGTAAGGTATGGAATACCCGATACCTGATATGAGCCAACGTGCCCGATGCCAGGTCTGTTCCATAGATTTGATTCAGCCATTTCTTTCTCCTTTGTCTAGCTTTAACTAGTTTCCTTTTCTCTCTTTTTCTAACTTCTTAATGGTTACATCGCGTCGGCGCTTAGATTCTTTTCTTTTATCAGAAGGTTTCTTATAATAGCGACGTTCACGCAATTCACTCATAAGTTCTATTTTCTTAATCTTTTTCATAAAACGCTTAATCAGTCTTTCTGACGATTCGCCTCTATTTGCTCTTACTGCAACCATATTTTACTCCTCAATATGTCTTTTAAAATTCAATGTTCTAAGCCCTGGGATACTCGTGATATCGACTCCTGGGTTAGTTGGATCAACACCACTTAATGGTCCTTGACCGTCAGAATCAGGTAATGATGGAGTCAAACCTTCAAATACGTTTGCGCCGCCCATCATTCCACCAAGCGATTCTTCCAACCTTTTACGTTGCGATTCAAGCTCTGAATTGTGCTCTGCGCGTCGAGACTGAAGTTCTGCTTCTAAATCTCTACTTTTTCCACTGACGACTTGTGTCATATTGGGTGCTTTTCTATCTTCGTACAATTCTACAGGAGCAGGAACACTTCTAACTACTTGACGAGGAACTACAGATTCCACCAATTGTGGGATGTTTACTCCCTTGATAACCTCAGCTACAACGCTGGTCACAATACCAGAACCAAACAATGCTTCGTGAATGCTCTCTTCGATGCACTCATCAATACATTCTTGAATGATTGGTTTTAGCATTTTTTTAAGATCTGCTTTTTTCATCTCTATTCCTTATCGCCGTCGCGTCCCTCTGGTAGAGTTGATTGCTCACTGGAGCCTGGTCCGCCATATCCTGTGCTGTAGTTTCCACCCATAATCTCGCCATCTCCAAGACCTTCTTCAGCTAGCACTTCTGCGATAGCTTGAGATAGGGCGTCTTCGTCCATTCCTCCTATACCTTGATTAGCGTGATTCTTTATAGTATGACTTACGGCAATAGCTACATCAAGCAATTTATCCTCGACATCCAACATAACGTTGGTAATGACGCCGGTGTCAATCCCTTGACCTACCAGAAACTGTTCCAAGGCGCCTTCAAGCGAACTGGCAAGTTCATTGCCAATAAGTTCTCTCTTTGAAGGCGGCTTACCATCAAGCCCTTCGATACTTTCACGAAGCTTCATTTTTTCGTGACGAGTGTACTCCTCCTGAATAATCTCCTGAAGTCTAGTTTTCTTAATCTTCATTTTCATTAGAAGTCTCCTATGATGTTGTTTAAGGCTCTATTAATTTTATCTGCCTTAGTAAAAATGTTTGTATGATTTTTTGATTCTCTCAAGTTCATAAATGCGTTCTGAGTGCTTGGCTCACTGACCATATCGAAACAAAGTAGTTGGAAGTCATCCTCAACCATAGTGTTTCCCATTTCTTCTCGGACGCTGCCTAGACCTCTTGATGAGATACCTAGTTGAACTCCATCCATAATCAATCCTTCTAGAATCTTTCCGTTTGGAGTGTGCTTGAGAATCTTAATCTTGCCCATCACGTCTTTGCCGTCCCACCATACATCGGTAACCATATGTGAAGCATTCTTCAAAGCTACCACTGAATCGTCGGGATGATCAAGCTCCCCAAGGGCTCTGCGCTCTTGAATCAGCTTTTTGTAGTTTTCAATTTCTCGCCTAAGAATCTTTTCTGGGTAAATTCGACCATTTCCATTTCTAGCATCAGCTCTCTGCATAACGCCTGTGAGATACAATGTTCCATTGTCGCGCATATCTGCCTTTTCGGCTTCTGTCAACAAATCTTGACAAACGCCTCCTTCGCACAGACCAAACCATTCTCTTAGTAGCAACTTGTTCACGTTCTATACCCCATCGGAACTATTCTTATACCTATCGCCGCTTCCGCCGCTTGGGTATGATGTTCGTGGCTTACCATAAGCTTTACGAACCTTGAAGGCGCTCTCTTTCAATCTATTGATTGTTATGACTATCTTTTTCGCCTTCATAATAAAGTGTGTGCGGGCGCTACCCGCACGGCTATCGAGCCACTACAGCAACGTCGACAAACTGGTAGCATCCATTTAATTGTAACCATTGACATTCTATTACTCCTTCCATCTTTGTTTTTTGATGATTTTTGCTAAAGCATTCTCACCTACTCCATAAATAGTAGCTAGCTTTGCATAAGAAACATTCTCTTCCGCATATCTTCGGCGTATCTCTCTAACTTTCTCCCAAGTCATTTTTTAATACTCACGGAAAAACCATCATCAGAGACCAAACTACTCAATATATAAGATGTTCCAGCAGACAAGCAACCGAAAAGAAACAAACCTATTTCAAAATGATTCCACAATTTAACATCACTTATCCAGAACAAAATATAGATAAACCATCCACTGTGAAACCCTGTACAAAGAGGACAGTTGAGAAGTTTTCCAAAAAAGCCTTTATGCTTAGCTGGTCTGATTTTGTCGAATATGGAGCCATAGACGATGATGAACGTCATTCCATATGAACAAAGGATGAAATATAGTAAATCAAGCACTAAAAACCCTGAACATATCTTCGAACTTGGTTCGGGATTATTGATCCCTTCTCTTCAGCGTGTGGAATTTCACCAAGCTCAGTACTATCTTCTACATCAGGCTCAGTTAGTCTATCTTCTTCTTTCTCTTCAACAGCTTTCTCATAGATGAACGTAGGTCGCTCTTCTTCAATGAATTTTCCTACTGCAAAGATACCAACTTCATCAATAGAAATCGGCTTGGTTGGTGTACCAATAACACCTTCTAATGCACCATAAACATTTCCACCACGAACCGAATCTCTAGTAATAATACCGCCTTTTTGCAAAAAATCAAATAAACGATTTTGAGTTGCATAGATCTCGTCACTTAAAATGGTTTTAGGAAAAGCCACGATTTTCATATCATTGGGCTGAATCACAATATCAATATCTGGATGATCAGATACTACAATGTGTCCGTCAAGCGTTCTACGGGCTTGTAACTTCATTTTAAGATTGGATGGTGGAGCGGGCGCCTCTTCAGGCATCGCAACTTGTGGAGCTTCTGGCTGCCCAATCTTGATATCAATTGCCATTAACTCTGAATCTCCTGAACCAATGCTTGAATCTTCAAAATCTCTCCAACAACCGTTTTGTCTATTGGTTTGTTGTGATAACTGTCCATTCTCTCAAGCACTAAATGTGTCTTTTTGGTCATATCGTTGTCTTCTTTAATTTCTTCAGCTAAAAGTGAAGATTTTACCTTTTCTTTCAATCTTCCTATTTCTTCATTTAAAAACATCTTCAAAGAAACTCCATTATCTGAAAAAGACATAACATATCTTGTCATCAAATCCTTCTGTTCTGGCAAAAGCGATGAGCCATACACTTTGTTGAAGTTTTTAACAAAAGTCTTGTATGTCAAGTTGTCAATCACTTCTAGCTTTTCCGCCTCTTTAACTTCATTCTTAGAAGTAAGGGCTTTGACCATATTTTGTTCAAGTAATACCTTTTCTTTAACGGGCGTAGAATGTGAAAATATCTGCGAAATAGAAGCAAGATTTTTATAATCTGGAATAAAGTTAGTGAACACTGTCTTAGGCATTTCTTGGCTCATCTTTTTAAGCAATTTAGTTTGCTCTTCAAATACGGCAGAAGAATCTAACTTGTCATAAGAAGCGATCACTTTATCGACAAGTCGCCTTGCCAACTCATCACTTAATCCGCTAGATTCATTAAGAGTCTTGTATAGTTCCAACTCTCTCCCTAAGACAGAATCTTTCTTAAAAAACTCCTTAATGATAGAAAGGGTAGCTTTTTTACCTTTCTTGTTATTTTCCACTACGCACCGGGTAAGTTCTCGAACTAAAACCTCATAAAGGACGGCTGTATTTCGTTTTTTATTGTGCCTATTCTTCTTCATCTTGATTCTCCGTCACTCTTGGCGCTTTTGCGAAAGCATCAGTTGAAATTGCTGATTCTAAATCACTCATCAAATTTTTTAAATCATCATCTCTCTTAAGGAGCTTTGCTTCTTCAAGTTTATATCTTTTTTTTGCCTTTTTTTGACTCTCTTTTGTATTAGTTTCTTCTTCTTTATAACTAGCTTGATAGTTTTCGAATATTCCGTCAGCAGCAGAGAACATTTCAGATGCGCCACTAAATACATTTCTCTTAGTTGCTCTACCGGTTGAATCGCCACCTTTACTTAAGTTGCTGCGCTTTCTAGCTCCAGCATTTCGACGATCGCCACCACTGTGTTTAACAGGAAGATACTTTTTACCTTTAGAACGAGCAGTAGTAGTCATTCGTTTGTCGTCACGTTTGCCAGGTGCTGCCAAGAGTGTTTCGTCTTCGCCGCCTTCAGCGCCCAACTCTTGATCGCCACCTAAATCAATGTCTCCGTCAAGTCCAGCGTCTTCATCACCCAAGTCGAGTTCTTCGTCGCCGCCAAGATCGCCGCCGAGGTCCATTCCACCGCCGCCGCCTTCGACATCAAGCCCTTCTGATTCCAAATCAAGAGCTGCTTCAAACTTGCGATCATAAAACATTTCTCGTTGATTTCTCATAAACTCTTCGTCTGTTAAATCAAAGATATTCACCGCAACCCATCGTTTACTAAAAAAACCATCTGTGGCTGCCGAAGCAACATCAAACTTAGTTCTCCAGTGCTCAAGCTCTTGAAGTTCAGCAATTTTTGAAGGATTATTAAGAGAAAGAGTATGTGAAATCAAATCGTCACCTCTAAAACCTAGAGTATAGAGATGGATAACACCAATTTTCTCAAGTTCAGCAACCAATGAGCGCTGAAGTCTCTGAATTGTTCTAGCGAATCTAATGTCTTTTTGAGCAAGCGTAGCTTTGTCTTCATCAGCGCCTTCACCACGCGAAAGATAAGATTGAGGAACCTTCAAAGCAGAAAACAACTTGTCTCGAAGATACTTAACATCATCAATATCGCCAGTGTAAGTTCCGCCAGGAAGAGATTCAACCTTAGTTGAGGTATTGGGACCGTGAGTCGGAAGGAAATAATCTTCTTCAATACTCAAAGGATTATAACGAAGATCAACGCGACCTGTTGAATCATCAATAACCTGATTACGCTTCATTGTCGTAATAACTTTTTGCATATATTGTTCCACGTCAGTAGGATCAATATTTCCAATATCAATATAGAAAACACGACGCTCAGGAGAACGAACAATACGATATGCCATCATAGCATCTTCGAGTAGTGTAAGCTGGCGCCAAATACGTCGGGCAGGCTCTAGAATGCTAGTGCCATAGGGAGCATATTTGTCATTTCCGAGAATCCTGAAATGTGCCATTTGCCAGTTTTCAAAAGTCATTCCACCGCTATTCCATTGAAACTGGACATAGTTTGGATTAGTAGTGTCTTCACCCTCTAGACGTTCTACTTCTTGAGCTGGAAGTCCGATAACGTTAGTGACACCATCTTGGTCATCAACATCTAGATACAAGAAGAAATCTCCATATTTACACATCGTTCGGCTCCAACCAAACAGATTAAACTCAACATTTAAAACATTGGTATAAAGATTTTTCAATACTGCTTTTATTTCTTCATTTGGACACTCGATATTAAGCATAGGATCAAGCGAAGTTGAAGTAGTCATCTCATCTGCATAGATGTCCATTGCAGAGGCAATTTCTGGAGTGTTATGGGAGACAACACTATCAGTTGCAAAATTCTTATACTTATCTACTGTCAAATCGTATAGATCAATAAAATCATAATACTCAACCGACTTCACTTTATGATTGCAGTAGCTTTCTTTCCAAGCAGTAAATGTGCCAAACCCAGCCTGTCGAAGCCTATTCCTAATCTTCGCATAGGTAGTGCCAAGTTTCTTAGCTAAATCTCTAGAAGACATATTGTTTTCATAAGCATCACAAATATTTTGATAACTTAAAGAACGATCATATCTTGGATTCTTGCTTCCTGTATTATCCTGACCTTCGTTTCTCCAACTTGAATCATAAGTCTTTGCAAAATCTTGGAAGTTCTTGAACCCCTTATTTCGTAATCTCCTCTTAATCACGCCTGGATCAGTGTCCAACATTTTGCAAAGGTTTCTTTGATTAAATCCACATTGATCACAAAGAGATAGAATAACCTCAAAAGTAATATCTTTTCTCTCTGCTGGATTATTGTCTTTCATCCAAGCAGAATGTTTCTTACTAAAGTTTTCCCACCAACCATTCTTCTTTCTCTGTTCGTTTAAGTGATTTTGATGATATCGCAGATGTTCATCGTTATCCATGATGAGAAGATTTTCTGGAGAATTATCTGGCTTCTTGAAATTTAAGTGATGAACTATTTCGTTCTCTCCCAAACGGCGCCCAGCAATCCACTCAGCAAGAAGAATATGTTCAGCAATCCAACCCTTCCTTCTTCCTTCGTCGTTGTGCATGGTATAGATCCATCTATAACCGTCACCAGAATCTTCTTTTGTATCAAGAAGATCTTTTCTATAAAATGGCATTAAACTATCGCCAGATTTCAACTGCTCAATGGAAAGATATGTACCATCACGCATCATCAAGCGGTGATCCGCAGTACCAATAATTTCTTGACCATTTTCAAACGTAACTTTCCAAGCATGATCTGTACGAGTCTTACGTGCTTGTCGACCAATCGCTGGAACAATCTCACCACTCTCGTGATCATAAGAATAGACGATAAATTCTTTCTCTAATCCATATTTTTCAGATAAATCTCTAACTGTCTCATATCCACCAGGAACAGCGATCTTTGTATCCCCGTGAATACAATACTCCATCTGATCAAAATCGATATAACGCTCTGAACGGTTTTGATTAGCCATCGCATTGGCTTGAAGTTGTTCAAAAGGGCTGTAAGAAGCTTTTTTAAAAGCTTTACCAGAAGCAGAATTAAACTTGTATTTATCTAAACGTCGTCGCTTTTGTTGACGATAAAGTTGTGTTCTGCGATTAGTAATAGGACCAGAAAACAAACGTGTAAGACGCTTGAATAGAGCATTTTCCTGATCTCTTGGATTTCTTCCGCTATCTGCCATTATTTATCCTTTGTAAAGCCAGTTAAATTTTTGATGTTGTTCTTTAATTTCTTTCATATTCGTTTGATCAAAATCTAGCTTCTTGTTGTATCCCATTTGACCTGGAATTGCTGTACTCATTTTCGTGTTTGATTGTATAATTGCGCCCAACATAGCCTTGCTGTATGCTATCTTCTTTGCAGACTTATGTAAAGCAGTATCTCTAACCCAACAACCGATAGCAAGAGCCATAATCAAATCGTCATTACTCCCTTTCATTGCCTCAGCTTTACCTGATTCGGTCCAAACAAAACGCTCTAACTCGTGAATCAGTCTAGATGAATACGATTTAACTAGCCCGTTTCTTAAAAATTCCTCTAGCTTTGCGATAAGAATAGGTCTCGTCTTTAAGGAAGTTGTAAAACCTGGAACAGTTCCGCTTCTGTATTCCGCTTCTTGTTCGCTAACATATTCGTGAGTACCTTTCACTGAATGATAGATATTTGGATAGTTCAATTCTTTAAGCTTTGAGAGTGTAGTCCAACCAATAGTCGCATTCTCTACAACAATCATTGCTTCGCCATATTCATTTCCGACGCTATTAAGCATCTCTGCAAACATTTCTGGCTTTGGCTTTCCTTGATATTCTGCAACAAGCTCCATTGTTTCAAGTTTAAAAACGTGAAATGTTGAAAAGTCAGCTCCGTCACCCCTAGCAACGTCAGCGCTAATAAGATAAGACGAACCGTGTTGAGCATTTTCCCAAATCCAATAGTTTCTATCAAATCCTGTACGAAACTCAGGATGTTTCATATACTTCTTCATTGTTTCAATAATCTTAGGATCAATTACGGTATCACCCGACATATTGAAGTTACACATAAACTCTTGAGCAAGTTCTCTTTGTGAGTATTTTCTCTTTTGCTCTTCAAACCATTCCTGATCGCGATCTGGATGAACATCCCACATCAATTCAATAGCGTGGAAGTCATTCTTCAAATCGACAGCATCAACGTAGTTTTTATGGAACCAGTTACCAACACCATTGGGAGTTGAAAGGGCGATACAACGTCCACCAGTCGCCAACGTAGGACCGATAGCCATCCACATCTCGTCAAGACCATCAACAAAGGCTGCTTCGTCAATAACAAGAAGAGACAAAGCCTCTGAACGACCAGCATCTGATGAAGTGGTTGAAGCCTGAATCTGAGAACCATTTGAAAGAGTGAAACTGGTTTCGTTGTTCACTTCAATATTGGCAATCTTCAACCACTCAGGAACGTGCTTGAACATCTTCTTTACTTTTTTGACTAGGTTGGCTGCTGTCTTAAACTTGGTAGCAACAACCAAGACATTTTTCTCTCGTCGGAAAAGCATCATCCAAACGATATAACCAGCAGTTAGTGTAGAAATACCAAGCTGCCTAGCTTTGAGAATAATATTGAACTTGTAATCGTTGTACTCTTTGAGAAGGTCTTCCTGAAAGTCATACAGATGAAAAGGAATCAACCCTTTCATAGGGTGCTGGATCCTACAATAGTGCTTGATAAAGTATATGGGGTCTCGTCCGCACTTCTTTATCTCGTCTTTCATTTGTGCTTTCGTTAAGCGATATCCAGCCATTCCTTTCTATGAACCCCTATTCTTTAATGATAAGCGCTTCTTGAACAGCTTGCTTGATTTCCTCAAACCTATCGCTCGGATCAGAAGAATAGTTCTTAATGACGAGGTCGCCAGCGTCGACTTTACCGTAAGGGTTGTTGGCACTCATCAATACGTGCTCTTGAGGAATATTACTACCACCATTATCCCAAACTCCCTCTACGTATCCTTCTGCCCACGCTGTGGCAGCATCGGGACCATTATTCTCCATAACAGGTGCGCCAGCTGCTCTAGTTCGGGGCTTCTGTTGTCCTGCGTTAGAATAATCAAGACCAAGTGTCTCTTTAACTACTTCTGCTATAATCTTTGCTAGTTCGTTTTGTTTGACTCTCATTTAAACCCTCCTCGATCAGATTTGCCCTGACTAAGCCAGTCTTTAATGGCGCCATCAACAGTTCTTTTTTCGGAAGTACTTTTAATGCCTTTGATTTCGTAAGTACATTGAGCAGTAGCCCAGACGCGAATACGTGAAGTGCTCTCAACATTAATAACTGGCTTTCCCTTCATTTTGAGACTAACTGACTCTCCAGTAACCTTTTTATATTCTTTCTTGAGCCACTTCACAACATCATCAATCGTGTCTGTGATTTTGCTTTCAAACTTTTTGTCGTGAACTTCTTTCATTGTAAGCTCCGTATGATAGTTAAGCACCATCAAGTTATCTTGGAGCTTGATATTGAAACCATCCATAAGACGATGCCCTGAAAGGAAAGAGCCCTTCTCTCTACGAAGTCCTGTCTTAAGGGGTTTGCCATCGTCGTCAAGTCCTCCGTCTGTAGCGTTATGGGCAGCTTGTTGCAACCCTTGTAGAATCTCGATTACATCCTTATCTGCCATTAGTCTTTCTCCTTTCTGCTTTCCAACACAAGCTGTCGCAGTTCATTTAAGCCTCTAGAAGCGCGCATAGCGTCTTTGCGTAATCTAATGCCAGCTGACACGTTTCCTTTGTCAACCTTAATCGCATCACGTTTGGCGAGTTCCAGTTCAGCAATGATTTCTTCTAGTTTTTCAAGATTCGTCATTAATTAATTTCCTCTTTTTTTCTTCCCACTTGTCTTCTCTTCCTTCAACGTGCTGAATAAAGCACTCAGCGCAACATTCAAACTTTTTAATGTAAACATCGTCTTTTATTTGAAAGGAATACTTGTCGCAAATAGGGCAAGTTCTTGTATCTTTCCTATTAAGTAGTTTTCGGCTCACAAGAAAGCCATCAGCATCTATTTTCTCTTTCTTATGAGTTTTTTTATTATTTTGGTTATCCTTTTTTTGTTTAAGGTAGTTTTTTTCCTTTTTGTCGTCCCAACCTGAACGTGGATCTTGAACTGCATCCTCGCCATACTTCTCTTTGATAGCCTTTTCTATATTTTGCACATATTGGACACTTTCTTTCATTTAAGTACCGAGTCGCCTTTTGCTGTTTGTACAGCAGCAAAGAAAATAGCCGTACTAACGACGGCTGTAAGAACTACTCCGATTGTCATACCGCCTAAAAGAAAATACTGGTTGTAATCACCACCTTCGGCTTCGATTTGTTGATATAATCTATCAATCTCCTTGTCTTTAAGAGCAACAACTACTTCATTCTTTTCTTTTTCTGCTTTCAAGTCAGTTTCAAGATTTTTAATCTTTAGCTGTTCAGTGACCCTTGTGACGCTTCTAACGTTTTCAATTTTCTCTTCACATCTTTCAACTGCGAGCCGTTTTTCAGCGATGAGCGCGGCTGCTTCTTCAGTGGTCAATAAAACCCCATCCTCAGCCACAACATCACCAACTCTTACATTGGTGGACGCGACTGATGAAAACGCAAAAAACATTACTGCTGTGATTAGTGCTACAAATCTCATAAATTAAACTCCTTGTCAAACTCTGCGGCTAAATCTTCTTCGTGAACAAGCTCTTCAGTCATTTTTTCAACCTTTTTATCAAACTCTTTTACCTTTTCTGCGTGTTTCTCATCCAACTCTTTCAACTTCTTACTATTTTCAACAAGATGCTTGTTTCTCTCATTAATCTGATTCTCGTGAATCTTATCAACTTGTTTAGCTTGTTGTTTGTATCCTTCGCGGTTCTCCATAAGAGCTTTCATTAATGATTCAGCTTTTTCTTTAAACAAAACATATGATATCAGAATAACAATCGCACTTAAAGGATAATACCAATGATTTTTCAACCAAAGAAGCGATTTAGTTCCCCACTTTTTCAATACTAACAAATTCATCTATTCTCCTTTTTTAGCTCTAACATAAGTAGACACCATATCTACAGCTGCTTGTGAACCAATATACAAAAGGCAGATTTCTATCCAATCTGCCGAGGGTACTGTACCCATAAATAAGGCAACAGTAGCCGTTCCCCAAACTAAAAGCTTGCGGCTGACTACTTTACCCATCATCTTATCTAAAGCCCCTTTGGGGTCTTGTTTTTCAGTTTTCTTTACACTCTCCGACATTCATAGTTTCCTCCTACGGTTACCAAATAACGACGACTTCTTCGTCTGCCTTCTCTTCTTGTGTGGAATATAGAGGCTCATATTGAACCCAATCTCCATAAATTTTCTCATCTGTGAAGCTCCGCACTAGACGCTGCCTTGGCGGTCCCTTCAAATCTTCAAAGTTTTGCCTAAACGCCGATGATGTTACCACTTTCATATCTTCTGGAAACTCCTCCAGCATCTTCTTCAACTCCTTGACTGTAAGCATAAATACCCTCCTATTGTCTCGGTGATAGCCTATCAACTTCTCCTGAATCTAGATCGAGCATATATCCATCAAATTCTATTGAATTTGAGCCCCCTATTAACGCTCGGGTTCTCTCTCTTAAAGCCTCATTCCAAATCTGCAAATCGTGAACTTGTTTTTTAAGTTCTTTTACGTCTTTGTTTGCTGGTCCTATATATGTTCCCCAAGCTCCTGTACCGCCTGCTACTAAACTTACAACAATAGCAATACCTGTAACTGCTTTAGGAATATTTTCAAAAAGCTTAAGAACTTTACCTAGGAAATCAACCATCTTAGATGCTTTGCTAGTTGGCTTTTTTGGTTCTTCTTTTTTTGCTAACTCTTTCTTGCTATCTTCCACTTCATACGCCCCCCTTAAACACTAACTAGGGCGTAGCCATCCTTCTTGTCGATTACAATCTGCGTATCAACAATGTCTTTCAAAGCATCAAGATGTGATACAAGAATAATAGTCTTAAACTGCAACTTCAGCATATCGATTATTCTTGTAAATCCTTCCATATTTTCCTCATCAAGTGACGTTGCTGGCTCGTCAAGAATAAACAAATCACCAACCGGAAGACTACTAATACGAATCAAAGCCAATCTGATTGCCATAGAAGCCAAAGTAAGTTCAGCACCCGAACCGCCATTCAACGAGCGAGCAGGATATTTCGGGTGACGAATCATAATAGGAAGATCCTTACCATCATCTTCCAAGAAAATTTCAAAGTCAACCACATTTGTTAAAATGTTTGCAATCTGTTCATTAATGATAGGCAGTCTCTTTTTAATAATGCCATATGCAATACCGTTATTATGCATACACTTAAGATAGAGATCAAAAGCGGCGTATTGCTCACGTAGGTCAGCTAACTCAAGCTTCAAGTCTTCCAAGTTGTTCCACTTCTGTTCAAGCGAACCGTGCTCCTTCCAAAGTTCAGTTAGCTCTTCTTGACTCTGCTCAAGCTCTTCTACAATACCATCCAAAATAACCTGATGCTGTTTCTTAGTAGTATGCAGAACTTTGAGCATACCAACAGCTTCTTTATTTTTAAGGTAATGCTCAAGCTTGCTCTCAAGCTTCTCCAACTCATTCTCGCAAGTGGAAACACTAGAAACACCTTTTTCAACCTTCAATTTAAGGTTGGATATTGAAGT